ACTGTACAAGAGCATTTAGAAAAATCAAATCATCATAGAATAGTGGTAGCAGAAGGATTGTATAAAAAACAATCAGGAGAAGTATTAGATCCCGATAGTTTAAACTATCTCGCAGCAAGAGGACAAGTCATTGTCTATGAAATCAGAGATAGGAAGGGTGATATAGATCACGAAACTACTTTTGATATCGCGCAGTTCGCTAAAGATTACACCAATTTTGATAAGATGATTTTGGATTATGATTCATATAATCCTGATGATAGTCTTAATGCACAGTTGATTATACAAATGCCACCAGTAAATGCTGATTGGAACATGCGGTTTAGAAATGATTTTGAAACAAGATATAATAATTTCACTCAAGCAAATGGTGAACTAGTAGAAATAATTGAACAAACCGAGACAGAGGTTGTTATAGATGATCACTAAGTATATAAATAGTGGTAATTAATTAGAGGTTTATATGGCAAGAGCATTTTCTATAGAAGATAGAACACTTGATAGATCAATAATAAGTTCTCGTAATGTAAGTTACAAGGATGTTGATTTGTCGTTTTCTGCTAAACCTTCTGGAGACATATACAAAAAGACAGATGCAGCTGCAGTAAAACAGGCGGTGAAAAATCTTTTATTAACTTCCGAAGGTGAGAAACCTTTTAACCCTAACTTTGGATCAAACTTAAACAGTGCTTTATTCAGTTTAGATACTGAGTTCGATCCTGAATATGTACAAAATCTTATATATGATGCAATAACAAATTACGAACCTAGAGCAAGTGTATTGTCGGTTGCTGTTCAAATGCAATCTGATTACAACGCACTAGATGCTTCTGTAGAATTTCAGGTAGTGAATACAAAAGAGATTGTAACCTTAAATGTGTCGATAGCGAGGTTAAGATAAATGGTCGCAACAGTTATAAAATCATCTCAACTTGATTTTGCAAACATAAAAGAGTCTTTAAAAAATTATTTAAAACAAAAAGACGAGTTTGCAGATTATGATTTTGAGGCAGCAGGATTAAATAATGTTTTAGATGTACTAGCATACAACACTCACCTTAATGCGTTGAATGCTAACTTTTCTATAAATGAATCGTTTTTAAATACTGCACAACTTAGATCTTCTGTTGTTTCTCATGCAGAGACACTAGGTTATGAAGTTCGGTCTATGACCACATCAAAGGCAGTAGTCAACCTTAGTGTAAATTTAGCAGGTGTTGCAAACAGACCACCTCAAATACAATTACCTAGTGGGTTTAGTTTTACCTCTAACATTGATGGGATTTCATATACATTCCAAACTCAAGAATCTTACTTTGCTAGGGATGACGGTTCTGGAAATTACGAATTCAAAACTGCAAAGGGTTCTTTAAGTATTCCAATATACGAAGGTATAGAAAAAACAAAAACGTTTATCTCTGGTGAAAACACAGAAAGACAAATCTTTGTAATACCAGATGGCACTATTGATACTTCTACTGCTAAAGTTTTAGTTTATGATACTGCAACATCAACAGGATTTAATACTTACATCCCATTGAAACAAGCAATTACCGTTGACGCGAACAGTAGAGTATATTCTATTAGAGAAACCCCCAATGGAAACTACGAATTAAATTTCGGGGATGGTGTATCTTTTGGTAAGAAACCAGATCCAGGCAATAAGATCGTTGTGACATACCTTTCAACTAAAGGTGAAGTTGCAGATAACGGAACACTATTTACTCCAAACTCAGATTTAACAATCGCATCACTTAATAATAGTTTTCAAGTTTTGACAAACACAGTAACAGAATCTACAGGTGGTTCGGATAGACAAACAATTGAAAGTGTTCGTCAACTTGCACCTATAGCATATGCTCAACAAGCAAGACTTGTTACGTCACTAGATTATAAAGGAATGATATTAAGTAACTTTACGGATGTTACAGATTGTAACGTTTGGTCAGGTGATCAGAATGTTCCTCGTGACTACGGTGCGGTTTACGTTTCACTTAACTTTGCAAACGGCGTTTCCGATGTTATAAAAGATCAAGTAAAGGCAAACATCATTACAAACTTTACTGATAATCTTGCAGTCGTTTCCATGACAACAAAGTACACAGATCCTGTAGATTTATTTCTTGAATTGGTTTTAAGTTTTAACTTTGATCCTGCACTTACAGGTTTCAGTCTTGCTGCAACAGAAAGTGCGGTCTACAATTTTATGGTAGAATACTTTCAAGATAACTTAAACAAGTTCGATAAAACCTTTAGACGTAGTAATATGTTAACAGAGGTTGATGCTATAGATCCTGCAATACTATCAAGTAAATGTGATGTAAAAGCACAATTGAGAATATTCCCTACAATTGGTACAAATAGAAATTTTGAATTGCAATATCCTATGCAGTTAAAAGGCCCTGATGATTTTACATACACTGTAATATCAAGTGTATTTGAATACGATGGATCTATTGCACTTATCAGAAACAAACTAAATTCTCAAAGATTACAGATACAAAATATCGATGGTGATGTTTTACTCGACAACGTTGGAGAGTTCATACCAACAAAAGGTCAGGTTAACATTGTTGGGTTTGCACCACAAGCATTTATTGGTGGTTCTGAGTTTATTAAGATCTCTGCGATACCATTGAATGAAAGTGTTATCAAACCTCTACGTAATTACGTTGTAAAATTAGATCCATCACTTTCTTATGCAACTGCATCACTAGATAGACAAGATACTAAACTTACGGTAGGATAATGGCTCACACTGGTTTTGCACAAACATTAAGACACTTTGATCGACATGACGTAAACGTAAGAAAAAGTCTAGTTGATGAGGTATTACCAGAACATTTTCGTTCTGACTATCCTATGCTCATCACCTTCTTGGATGCTTACTATGAGTTTCTAGACTCTGCAGATAACTTTGGTGGCATCATTGAAGAATTGCAAACCATTAGAGACATCGAAGATACTAAGTTAACATACCTAGATTTAATCTTTGATGAGATTGGTCTGGGTATATCGAATGGTCAGTTCACAACACCAAGAGAGGTTGTAAGAAACTTTGGTAACTTTTTCAGAGTTAAGGGTTCAGAGTATTCTATCGATGGTTTCTTTCGTGCATTCTTCAACGAGACCGTAGAGATCTTTCACCCCAAGGACAGTTTGTTTATTGTCGGTGAATCTAATGTGGGTACAGAGGATGCAAAAAGAATACAAGATGGTAGACTATATCAAGTATTTTCAGTATTGATAAAAGGCCCGATCCCACTTCTAGAGTGGGAAGCAATGTATCGAAACTACGTTCATCCATCAGGATTTTACTTGGGTGCTGCAGTTGTTCTCGAAGCAGAACCTGCATTGAATATTAGAACGTTGACATCAATTCCATACATCAGTCCAAACTTCAATGTTTTTGGAACTGCAAGTATGTCGATGGACGCAGAGGGTGAAGCAGTTGGTGCAATAAGAACCTCTTTCTTTGCTCCTACTTATGATGGACTTGATTCTGATCAGATTAACCTCGATGCACTTAGATACATGCCTCATGGTTATACTGCACCAAACTATGTTGGTAAGGGTCAAGAGATATTCTATATGAGAGATAGATATAGTTTAAATCGTAAACTATCTGATTGGCAGAATATGACTATAGATAGTGTTGAAAACTACTACAGTAACATGTATGAGTTTGCAGGGTTCAAGATTAGATTTGATGATTTTGCAGATCCAACTGGTGCGACATCAAATGGCATAGTAAACTCTGCAGTAAGGTTCTCATCAACAAGAGATAAATTCTCACAGAGAGAATACATTGTAGGAACAAAGTAGTGAAAAACCTTATAAATAAAGGTACAGTTTTTAGGAAATAAAAATGGCAAGACAAATTATAGACAGAGGTACGACTGGTAACGATGGTACAGGTGATGATCTGTACACAGGCGCAGGTAAAATCAACGATAACTTTGAAGAGTTATATGGTGATGTTGTACAGATACGTACTATTATAGGTGCAGATTCCGCATCAGAACTAGGTATAAAACTACATGATAGTACCAACAACTCATCTTACCTTGTTTACGAAGGAACTGCAGACTCGCACGAAACTTCTTTAGGAATAGTAGATCCGACTGCAGATAGAGTTATTCTCTTGCCAGATAGTGACGGTACAGTCGCATTAAAACATAACGTTACAGACGAAGTTGCAGCATTATCTGCAACATTAGACTCTGATTACGTTGCAGAAAGATCTCGTGAACCCACACCAGATTATGTTGATATTAAACATTACTCAGTCGCAACCGTCCCTCCAGGCGTACATGGAAGAATGATATTCGTTACAGATGGTAACGCAGGAAACCCATGTCTCGCAGTATACGATAGTTCTGGTGGTTTTTACAGACGTATTGTTTTAGGCGCAGCAGTTAATACATAGGATATAGAAGATGCCAGCTACGATTACAGATACACTGAGACAACAGATTGCTCGTGATTTTTTCGAAAGGTTTGAACAACAAACCCATAACTATTATGTGGGTATTGGTAGATCAGAACCTTGGGATTCAAACGAGACTGTTCCAACTCCTATAAACAGTCCAGAGGACATTGCAAGATTGCGCGATGGTCTTCAATCAATCAAGAAAGTTGCCGCGACATCTCTTGTTGTTCCTCGTAACAACTGGTCAAACGGAAGAATATATTCTTCTTATGATGACGCAACAGGTGGATATCCTACATTACCTTACTACGTGAAGAACGATAACAACCAAGTATATGTCTGTTTAGAAGTTGGCAGAAACAGACTAGGGGTTGCACAACCTTCCGTAATCGAACCTACTGGTGCAAACAACGACTCATTCAGAACTACAGATGGATATGTCTGGAAGTTCTTATACACAATCAGTGGTTCACGTGCAGAGAAGTTCCAATCTTCTAACTTCATGCCTGTACAAAAACAATTCTCTGTTGACTCAAACTCTACTGGTATTGAGTTAAAACAATTTGAAGTTCAGGATAGTGTAGAACCAGGCGAGATCCTAAACATCGTCCTTACAGACGGTGGAACTGGTTACACCTCTATTCCATCAGTCAACATTATTGGTAACGGTACTGCAGCACGTGCAATTGCAGATATTGATTCTGCTGCAGGAGTTGTTTCAAGAATCCGTATGGCAGATAGTGGACAACACATTGCACACGGTAGAGGATACACAGTTGCTCAAGTGAGCATCACTGGTGGTGGGGGTGCAGGTGCAACAGCACGTGCGGTTCTTCCATTTAGTGACTCAGGTGTAGGTGCAGATGCGCGAATAGATCTTAAAACTTCATCTGTTATGTTCCATACAATGATCGAAGGTAATGATAGTAACTTCCTTCTCGATCAAGATTTTAGACAAGTTACACTAATAAAAGATCCTCTTGCATACAGTGGTTCTAAAATTACTGCAAACACTGCAAGTGCATTAGATTTTATGCGACTATCAAGTATTGTTAATGCTTTCACAAAAGACAAACTAATCGAAGGTCAAACAACATTTGCAAGGGCATATATCGATGACATTGATTCTGATAAAATTTATTACCACCAGACGAAAGGAACTGGTTTCACTGCTTTCCAAGATGGGGAAATCATTGAAGAAGTTACTGGGCCAGGTCAAGGCATTATTGACTCGGCGTTAATTCAACCAGAGGTTGATAGACGTACTGGTGATGTACTTTACATAGATAACAGAAATCCAGTTGCAAGAACTGCAGCACAAGCAGAAGATATAAAAATTATTCTACAATTCTAAGGGTTGAACAATGGCAACAGTATATACAGATACTTTATTTGAAACAAAGTATAAGGATGACTTTAACGATAGTGATGGTTACTATCGCATATTGTTCAATAGTGGTCGTTCACTACAAGCACGTGAACTTACCCAAATGCAAACAATCATTCAAAAACAGATTGAACGATTTGGTAACAATATATTTAAAGAAGGTGCGGCGGTCAAACCAGGCGGTTTAACGATTGACACCAATTATGAATTTGTAAAATTAGATGCGACTTCTTCATCTACAAATGCAAACGTAGGATCTATTCTTACAGGTGCAACATCTGGTATCAAAGCAGAAGTTCTTCAAAGGGTCGCAGCAATTGCAGGAGATCCAGTAACACTTTACGTTAGATATGTAAACACTTCTGCATCTTCTACAACAAGTTCTACACCTCGTTTCCTTGCAGGTGAAAGTTTAGGATCTGGTAGAATTGTTCAGATCACAAACACAACTGTAAACCCTGCAGTTGGTAGAGGTACACGTGCAACTATTGGTGATAGTATTTACTTTACACAAGGGTTCTTTGTATATACAGAATCACAAAGTGCAATCATAGGAAAGTATACTGATGCACCAACAGTAGATGTTGGTTTTAAAATAGTTCAAGAAGTTCAAAGTGTGGATGACAATCTACAGTTATACGATAACCAAGGATCATCTATTAACACTACTGCTCCAGGCGCAGACAGATATTGCATCAAGTTACGATTAACTGATAAAAGTCAAGTAACCTCTGAAGAAAACTTTATTCATATAAACACTGTAAAAGACGGTGCTATATTTACTTCTGTAACATCCCAACAAGATGATGCATACAATATCCCAAGAGATATGATCGCAACCAGAATAAAAGAAAATTCTGGAGATTATATTGTAAAACCATACAGAATCTCATTCGAAGAAGATTCTGCAGACGATCATTTAATATTAAAAGTAAGTGATGGTATAGTGGTTATAGATGGATATCGCGCAGCACGATTTCTTCCAACAGACATAAGAATACCTAAAGCACAAAATGATTTGCAAATTACTGGTGAGTTTATGTCAGTTGACTATGGTAACTATGTCGATGTTAAGGGAGACTCTGCAGTTGGTGGCCCTAACATAAAAACATTTGCACAACAAAATCTAAGAAGTGCACGTAACTATGGTGGTTC